GAATTTTCTAAATAATTTGTCAACATGAAAATTATCTCTTATATTTAAGAGATGATAGTTGAGACTAACGAAGAGTTTCAGATTGTAAAAGATGCAGTAGCATCCGGCGATTCATTTTGGATACCGATGTACTCGGATGTCTTTCGTCATTATATGCATAATGATATTAGCTTTCTATACATATATTCAATATCGGAAGACAGAGATTTTATTATATCTTTCCGTCATATGGACTGCATTAGCCATCAAAGAGAACGTATACACGAACTAGTAAGTGACCATGATATCTTTGTATTAGCTAAAAAGCGATTCTGTTATTTCTATCCGCATTCGTGTATAGATGCCGATATGATTGCATGGTGGCAGACGCATAAGATGTTACCACTAGATAATACAAATACGGCTGCTCATGAGGCATGGAATCGATGGTGGTATAACGAAACGAATACAAATGATTGGCTACCTATTACTCGTCATATTGAAAGATGCATATCAATGCGCAGTAAGTTTATGGATTCGTATCAAACGTTTACAAAAACACCGGCCTTTGATCAATATGAACATTTAACTGTGGATAACTTTTATGCAATTGAGACATCAGGCATAACGGTTAACAGAATGATATTTGAAGAAAAATTAAAATTAGATGCTTTGCAAGGACATAGAGCATTTACGGAATACAATTTATATACAGTCACCGGACGTCCTTCGAATAAGTTTGGTGGCGTTAACTATGCCGCATTAAACAAAGAAGACGGCAGCCGATCAGCATTCATAAGTAGATTCCGCCGCGGCATTTTGTTGGAAATGGACTTTGATGCATATCACGTTCGTTTAATTGCGGACATGATCGATTACCAGTTACCAAATGGGTCAGTTCACGAATACTTTGGTAAACAGTATTTTGGTAAAGAGCAGTTATCCGAGCAGGAATATGAAGAAAGTAAACAAATTACATTTCGTCTATTGTACGGAGGTATTGATGATGATTTTGCAAAGATTCCATTTTTTGGTAAGGTACGGACGTTTATAGGAAATACATGGTCTGAATTTAAAAAGTCTGGTGTCATATATACACCGACATTAAAGCGACCCATGTACAAAGATAAGTTACCAGATATGAATCCAAATAAGTTGTTTAACTATATTCTACAAGCAACTGAGACGGAACGCAATATTCAAGTGATATCAAATGTAATAGAATACTTGCAAGACTTTAAAAGTTTATTAGTTTTATATACGTATGACTCATTGTTATTTGATTTTGACCTTAATGACGGCGGTAATGTCGTTACCGATTTAATCGATATAATTTCGGAAGAAGGGAAGTTCCCAGTTAAAATCAAGGCCGGCACTAATTATAATTCGATGAGGACGATGAATCGTTAATCGAGCCAATATTTATATAAAACTAAAAAACTATTATTACGCATGGATACGGAAAAAATTATAAAAGAATGGTTTTATCGACTACCAAAAGGTTATGCCGAAGCTCCATACAGTACTCATGAGTTAAATGTATTAGACGAGGTGATGTCAGAGTTTGGCGTGCCGGCTACAAATGTGGATATGATTATAGAAGCATCGGGCGATAAAGCAGATATAAAAGATTTAATTGCTAACACTGAATTTACTGATGAAGAGTTAGATGAGCTAAAGTCATTTATAGTATCAATTGGATACCGTAAAACGCTTATTCCTTATTTAACATCGAAAGGAATGGTACCAAGTGCGTATCAATTAGGAAATAGAGCAGTTAAAGTAATATTCAATCGTATAGCGCAATTACCGAATGTGGTAGATGTACTTAAATATTTTGAATCGCCTCCTAACTTGACAATAAGTTCAACGCCGTTTAAAGGAAATATCGTTGACCAATCTGGATTGTCAGCTGAAACAATAAGTGAATTGATGCAGATACAACCAGGCGCCGACTCTGGCGGCAATTCTACCGGTCCTGCAGAGATTGCATTGGCATTGCTGTTTGCTAATGTTACAAACAAACAAGGCGGCGGCGATTTAGAAGTCGACGGACGTACATTAGAGGTAAAAGGAAAAGAGGCAAGACTAGGTTCACAGGCACGTGGTAAGAAATCATTAGAATCGTCATTTATTGGTTATTTGTTATATCTGATTAATCAAAATGGCAAAATTTCTGATGAGGATTATGATCAATTTATGGACGATACTGATCATACAAATATAGCAATTGCTATACGAGATTTTTATGAATTATTATCGAATGCCGGCAGCGATGAATCTTTTATTGTAGAAAATATACAAAAAGGCATCGCCGGTATTTTCTTTGAAAATAAAAGCGTGACTACAAAGTACATTAATTCTAATACAGATTTTACCGATGCAAATAAAATTATGAAGCAAATGGTAAAGATTAACTTAGAAGCATATATGGAAAAAATTAAAGTAGATAGTATTTTATTCCATTTATATCGTCCTAATAAACAAAACTTTGACTTTGTTATTATCGATAAGGTAGATATTGAGACAGCTGTAGAAGATGGGACTATACGGTTGGGGTCAAAAAAGAAAGAAGGGAGTTTCTTTTGGCATGATACCAATCCAGGCGTGGTATTAAGTTTATGAGGAGAGGTGTAGTGAAGACACAACTATTATGTACATTTGCACATAGAAAAGATTTAGACTTGATAGTCGATTACGTTTCATCTGCTTATACAATTACAGAACGGCGTATGTTTGTATTCTGCAATGATGATAGACAAGATGACTTATACGTAACGTATAACGTCGAGCCTGATGATTATCGCAAAACACCGAATACAATTATGATTCACCGCAAAAAGGAGACAAATACATTGTATACGGTAAATGCACTAAATACCGTTATTCGGTTTGAAAATGACGGCGTTTTAGATAAACGTTTTCAAATTAATTGGAATCGTTATCGTAATTCGTTAATTTTAAGTGATGATGGTGAATTACGTCATATTTATTTAAAAATGGTTAAAAAAATATCGCTATGAATTTAAAAGCAGAATACAAAAGATTATTTGAAGGCAGGCAAAGAAGTAATGATATGCAACTTCTTAGAGAAGCGGTTGAGTTAATGCCAGTTCAATTCAAAAACAAATCAATTGAATCTATATATGGCAAGGATGATTATCGTGTAGGCTTTCAAGGAAATAAATTATTCGTTTCAGATAAACGTTATTCTAAAGGCAAGCCTATCCATGTTGCAAAGATTGAATGGTCATATATAGAAGGATCTAATCGATTATATGGCATATATTTGTATGAACCCAACAAGACTCAGTGGACAATAAAACTTTCCGGTTTCCGGGCTGATGACGTATGGGATGATATAGCAACTACTGTAGGGTTTAAAAATGGCCGAGATGCTTATTCAAAAGCTAATATAAAAACAACTAGTTCAGATATGGATGTGTCATGATACGAATGAAAGATTTACTTAAAGAAGCGGATGCCAAAGCTGCTGATTCATTTGGAACATTTTTTGTAAAGATGTTAGCAGTACGTGATCAAGCGCATGTATATCATTGGCAAACGGAGTCGTTTGCGCAACATAAAGCCTTTGGTAAATTTTATGAAGAGTATCTAGGGTTAGTAGATGAAATTGCAGAAAATATTATGGGTGTTAAAGAAAGACCAAAAATTGGTAAGGCGACGATTATGTTGGAAGACTATTCTGATGAAGCCATCAAATCATATTTGGAAAATGCTAGAAAGCTATTTACAGATGAGTTACGGTCCATTGTCGATGAACAGTATAGCGGTATATTTAATTTGGCGGATGAAATCACGTCGCTAATTAATAAAATGCAGTACTTAATAACATTAAAATAACAACTGAAAACTTTTTTTACTTTTCTCTTTGACGAAAGAGAGATATTACTTATATTTAAGAATTATTAATTAACCACTTAAAAGGATAAACAAATGGCAATTGATTTAGATGCAATCAAAGCTAAGCTTAACAAGCTGCAAACGACGACCACTCGTCAAAACAATTTATGGAAGCCTGAGCCAGGCAAGCAAACCGTTCGAATCGTTCCTTATCAACACGATCGTGCGAATCCATTCCAAGAACTTTATTTTCATTACGACTTGGGCAAGAAGAATTACTTGTCGCCGGTGACTTATGGCAATGCAGATCCTGTAGTAGAATTTGCAGATAAACTTAAATCATCAGGTAACTCCGACGAATGGAAGTTGGGTAAGAAGCTTGAACCGAAAATGCGTACATATGTACCTGTAATTGTTCGAGGACAAGAATCTGAAGGCGTCAAGTTTTGGGGATTCGGTAAGACAGTATACACTGAGTTGCTCGGATTTATCGCCGACCCGGACTATGGTGATATCACAGATCCAATGGGAGGTCGTGATATTGTAGTAGAGTTTACGCCATCTGAAGCGAAAGGGTCATATCCTAAGACATCAATTCGCGTAAAGCCAAATACATCTCCTATTACAGAAGATAAGAATGTGGCTGAACGAATTGCTAATCAGCAACCAGATCTCAAGGTTATTTTTAAAGAGCCTTCGTATGACGATCTTAAGCAAGCATTAGAAAATTGGCTTAACCCAGAAGAAGGTGAGTCGACAGATAGCGAACCTGCTACAACAACAAATGAAGCAACTCAGCCAGTGGCTAGTAAAGTCGATGATGTGAGTGCTGCATTTGATCAGTTATTCAACGACTAATAGGAGTTACATATGTCTAAATCGAAAAGCGCTCTAGCAGACGACTTAGCCTCAACAGTAGGCGATGATCTTAATAAGAAATTTAAAGGTACTGGTTTTCAAACCGCATTCTTTCTCGATCGGGATACTGCATCTCCATCCGAAGTCCGCGGCTGGGTAGAAACTGGCTCGTCTATGCTAGACTTAGCAATTTCGAATAGACCCAAAGGCGGCTTTCCAGTAGGACGTATAACAGAAATCACAGGACTTGAGGCATCAGGTAAATCATTATTGGCAGCACATGCATTGGCAAACACTCAACAACAAGGAGGTTTGGCAGTATATATCGATACAGAGAATGCTGTTAGTAGAGAATTTCTTGAAGCAATCGGCTTAGATTTATCTAAAATGTTATATGTTCCTCTGGAAACTGTCGAGGATATATTTGAAGCGGTAGAGAGCATAACAGAATCCGTCCGTAAATCAAACAAAGATAAGCTAGTGACAATTGTTGTCGACTCTATTATGGGTGCTTCGACAAAAATTGAAATGGCTAAAGAATTTGATAAAGACGGGTATGCGACGGCAAAAGCAATCATTCTATCAAAAGGTATGCGTAAGCTTACTAACATGATCGGACGTGAGCGCATTTGTTTGATCTTTACAAATCAGTTACGTACACGCTTAGGCGTTGCGTTTGGTGATCCTTATACTACCTCTGGTGGTAAAGCAATTCCGTTCCACGCCTCGGTACGGTTACGTTTAAAATCAGTTGGGCAGATTAAAATGAAGAAGGATGGCGTAGATCAGGTCATCGGAATCAAAACAAGAGCTCAAGTGATTAAAAATAGAATGGGGCCGCCTCTTAAATCAATTGACTATGATATCTATTTTGAATCTGGCATTGATAATTACGGAGGCTGGCTTAATGTTATGAAAGATTATAAGCTTGTGTCTCAGGCAGGTGCATGGTATACATATACAGCTAATGATGGTTCTGAAATTAAATTTCAAAGTAAAGATTTTGAAAA